ATTGACATCAATGCGCTTTGCAATGATGCCGTACTGTGCAATCGCGGCTGCGCTCGCATCCACAGGACTGTCCAGTTTGATCTGCTCGCCCTCCTGCGTTGTGCCGTATGCATAGACGCGGGTAACAATATCGTCAAAACGCCGTTCGCGCCGGAAAGAAATCAGGTTCTCGCCGGACACGATTTCCTGCCGGTTCACATAACGCGGCGAACTGATTGCATCATAATTCAGTTCGCCGTTTTCAAAGAACAGGAATCTGTCCGGTTCCATTGCAATTGCGCTTTGCAGCAGTTCCATGATACGCACACGCTTGCCTTGTTCTCCGACAATGTACTCGATGCCGGAGGAATTGAGCGTGCCTTCCGTGATATGCTGCCATGTGTCTGTACGGTTGTTGTGCAGCGTAATCAGATTGCTGATAACGTCCTCGATTTCGCCGCGGAACGAACCGACTGCCATCGAATCATTAAAAAATGCAAGTTCTCCCTCGCACATCACCGTCATTTCCCCGACCGTTTTTCGGTATGCGGACAGCACCCGTCCTCGGAATACTGTCTCGGAATCATCCCGCAGCGTGATAATGGTCTTGTCCGCAAGAATCGGATCAAAGCCGGACGTGACCGCAAAATCAAGTGTGCCTGCGCAGTTGATTTTTTCAGCGGTCACGCAGGCTGTCAGGGTGTCACTCGGAAACCATGTATCACCGACATACAGCTCCATCACAGCACCCCCTCGCGGAACCGGATGCTCACAGCAATCAGCCCTGTCAGCGTGATGACTGTTTCACCGTGCGGGAAGCGGATATCAGGGAACTGGTATTTGCCCGTTTCGGTGATTTCGTGGCTGTTGATGGATGCCGTGCCGAGCAGATTATAGACCTGAAATGTCGGCGTGACAATCTTCCGCCCGTTGTTCCGGAGCTTATACTCCTTTGCGTCCTCGGTGCTGTTTTGCAGGCGGTATTCCGTTTCGGTTTTTTGATAGCGGAACGGATCAACGTCCGCTGTGATCTGCACGGCGGCGTGCGCATTATCATTGTACTGCACCGATACGCGCACCCGCCCGCACAGAATGCGGCCGTGGTCATCCGGAAGCTCGATATCCTGTTCCGTGCCGTCCAGAGAATTCAGCAGGAAGGAAATCCAGTCCCAGCGCTGTTCGCGTGTGCCTGCGGAATTTTCAAGCCGGATTGTGAGCTTTCGGATATCGTAATGTACCGCACCGTCCAGCGCGTCAGAGAGGTCAATTGCACCGTCCCGGCCCGGAACTGTTACTGTGCTGCGCCGGTACTGCGGTGCGGAAAGCGTGCAGGCGCAGACCGTCCAGTCATCCACAGAGGACACCCATCTGCCAATTCTGACATATCGCATCACTGCACGCTCCTTTCGCTCAAAACCTGCATTTCACCGAATGCGGAATTGTATCTGTCAGCCGTTCCGCCGACCAGCTTGTCGCCGTCCAGCAGGATATCCTTGCCGTCCTCAATCGCGCCGAGAATCTGATCGAGTTTCTCCATCATTTCCGGATCGACTGCCATGATAACGGTCTGTTCACCGTTCATGTGCAGACTGCGCTGCACGCCGTCAAACGAAAACTCAGTGTCGATGCCGTCAAGCTCCGGTTCGATCGTGAGAGGTATTTTTACGGGTGTATCGGGATAATCGGGAAGGTCAAATTCCGGGACTTCGATTTCAGGCGCGTCAATCCGCATGGCATCAGATATGGAATCCGCGATATCATCAACCGTTTTCACAAGCTCGTCTTCCTTGCCTGCTGCACTGTCAATGAAATTCTCCATGAAGTCCGCGCCCCATTTGTCGTCGTCCTTCAGCGGGCCTTTTTCGGGGGTGCTGTGGTGCAGATAGTCAAAAATCGTTTCGCCGACATCTTCCCAGAAGCCTTCCCATTTGTTCCAGACCTCTTTGCAGCCGTCGATAAAATTCTGAATCAGATCCATGCCCCACTGCTTTGCATCCTCGACCCATTCAGCAACCTTATAGCCGATTTCCGTGCCGATGTTTGCAAACCAGTCCAGCAGGTTTGTAAACAGCGACTTGATGCCCTCCCAGATTTTATCAAGGATATTTTTGCCTGCATCGAACAGCTTATCCAGATTTTCCTTTTTGAACAGACCTGTAACCAACGCCGTAATGATCTCGAATGCACCTATAATCAGATCGCCGGCATTCTCAACAAGTGCATCAACAATTGCACCGATGATTTCCGGGATCGCATCCACCAGAGCAAACAGTGTGTCCGGATTCGTCAGCGCCTTTGCAAGCGCGAGAATCAAGTCAATTGCGGCGTGAATGATCTTCGATAAATTGTCCTTCGAGAGCAGCGAGGCCGCAAGCGTTGTAATCAGCATAACCGCCGCATTGACGATCATGTCAATGTTTTCGGTAATCGCATCTGCCAATTTTACAACCAGCGTGATTGCGGCATTCACGATCTTCGGGAGATTTTGAATCAGCCCGTCTGCCAATTTCTGAATCACAAGAATTGCCGCATCCAAGACCTGATCTATGTTTTCAATCACACCGTCGACCAGCGCCATGAGGATTTCCCCGCCGGTTTCCAAGAGGTCTGGCGCAATTTCGACAAGGCTCTGTGCGAGCGTTTCGATGCAGCTGGATGCCGCCCGTAGAAGCACGGGAAGCTGTTCCTTGATTCCCTTCACAAGAGAAGAAATTACTGACACACCGATCTTTGCGACCTTCGGGAGATAGGAGGTCAGCTTTGTGATTGCTTGACCGAGAACGTCACCAAGCGCATATGCAGCTTTGTCAAAGCCGCCCTCCTCAAACGCAGACGTGATTTCAGAAATGAACGTACCGCCGAGCTGTGCCAGCTCACGCAGGGGCGCATTCATGCTTTCGTAGACTGTGATTCCAAGCGCTTCCGCCTTTGAGCCGAGCGCCTTCATATCACCTTCGAGATTGTCCTGCATGGTGCTTGCCATGCTTTTTGCCGCGCCCTTGGAGCTTTCCATCGCAGCTGTGACAGCTTCGATCGCCATGAGCGCATCGTCCGCATTCAGATCATATTCGGATTCCAGATAATCCCGGAGGTCTTCGGTTGACGTTCCGATCTGGTTGACGTTGTAAATGATTTCGCTCGCCAAATTCTCGATTGCGCCGTCTGCTGTCCATGCCTGATCGCCGTATTTTTCCCATGCAATGCCGGATTCTTTCAAGGATTTGTTGACGGCATCAATGCTGTAACCGGAGCTATAGACCGCCTGTGTGAGCTTGTTGTAGTCCTCCTCGCTGGCGTTGATGATTGCAAGCATACCCGCCATATTCTGTTTACCGAAGATAGCGGCTGCTGCCTGCATCTGTTCTGCCTGTGCAAGACCTTCTGTTGTCGTGGACAGCCCCGCGATGATATCATCAAACTCACGGGCATTACCGTCTGCATCTGTCAGTTCCACATTGACCTTGCCCATTTTCTCTCGTAGGATTCCCATGATGTCGCCGAGCGACCGCATATTTCCGTCGGCATCGGTCATGAGTGTATTTGCTCCGGCAATCTCTTTGGAGACACCTTCCTGTTCCTTGGTGAGCGTTTCCTGCGCACGGGCAAGTTTTAGCTGTGCTTTTTCGTAGTTGTTGCTTGCAAGCTGTGCCTGAGAGCTGCCCTCGCCGTATTTGCTGATCGCATCGTTCAGTTTTACCTGTGCATTATCGAGGGAGATAGTCGCATCCTCAACAGCCTGTTCAGCCTTTTCAACCTTTGCAAAGTCTATTTTCTGAATGGTTTCCGTGCTGATAAAGCCAAGCTCCTGCATTGCTGCCGCCTGCTGCTTGGTAGGCTTTGTCAGGTTTACAAGTGCATTTTTCAGGGAATTACCAGCCTGCGAGCCTTTGATGCCGCTGTTCGCCATAAGTCCGAGCGCAATGGATAAATCCTCCGCACTCGCTCCCATTGACCCTGCGATCGGAGCAACATACTTGAACGATTCGCCCATCATGCTGACGTTCGTGTTCGCATTTGATGATGTAGCCGCCAAAATATCTGCGAAATGCGCAGAATCAGCTGCTGTCATACCGAGCGCCGTTAGCGCGTCCGTCACGATATCCGATGTAGTTGCGAGGTCTTCACCGGAAGCGGCGGCAAGGTTCATGATACCCTCGACACCGTTCAGCATATCCTCGGTTTTCCAACCTGCCATCGCCATATAATTCATGGCATCTGCGGCTTCGGAAGCCGAGAACTGCGTCGCCGCGCCCATTTCCTTTGCTTTGTCGCGCAGTGCGTCCAGATCGTCACCCGTTGCGCCGGATACCGCCGCAACCTTCGACATACTGCTGTCAAACTGCTTTCCGACGCTGATCGCTGATTCACCCAGCGAGGTAAGCTTGCTGATGGCTGCGCCGATCGCCTCAGCAGCGGCAGAACAGGCAGCCGACACACCGGATTTGAGCGCATTGGTCAGACCGGACAGATCAATTTTCGTGTCCTTTGAGCTGTCGCCGAGATCATCGACCGTTTTGTCAAACTTGTCGGCTTCATTCTTCGCCTGGCCAAGCTGTTTTTCGTTCTCGGACAGCTCGCCGGAGAGCGCTTCAATTTGCCGCGCAAGTGTTTTCGCCTCGGCGGAATCCTTGCCCTTTGCGGCGGCGGTATCCGCGTATTTTTCCTTTAACGCGGACAATTCACGCTTCTGATCGGCGGTGATCTCAGAGAGGGATTTTTCCTCTTTGCCGAGCGATTCCGCCGCCTGCTCCGCCGATTTCAGCGTCTTTTCATTTTCTTTCAGATCGTCCGATAATGCCGTGATCTGACCGGCAAGGCGCTTTGCCTCGTCCGAATCCGCGCCCTGCACGGCAACGATTTCCACATATTCCGCACGCAGTTTTTTCAGCTCGTTCTGCTGATCTGCGACCGTTTCGGAGAGCGTTTTATCTGATTTTCCGAGCGCCTCTGCTTCGCGCATGGCATCGCTGTAGGCGGCTTCATTCACTTTCAGCTCGGCGGACAGCGCCGTAATTTTTGCTGCAAGATTCTGCGCTTCTGCGGAATCTTTGCCTTTTGCGGCGGCGGTGTCCACATATTTTTCCTTTAATGCGGACAGCTCTTTTTCCTGTGCTTTTACCGTTTCCGTCAAGCTCAGAGTGGTTGTTGCATTTTTTGCAACAGTACTGTCGTACTGATCTGCGGTCTGCTTTGCCGCCTGCATTTTCTGCTTGTTATCCACAAGCTCTGCTGACAGATTCCCGATTGTGGACAGCAGTTTTTTCGCTTCCTCGGAATCCGCGCCCTGTGCCGCCGCAACATTCACATAATCGGCTTTCAGCTTGGAAAGCTCCGCCTCCTGCGCCTTGACCGTTTCGGTCAGCGGCTTGACCGCTTCTGCGGTTTCGGCGGTATTTGCACCGACATCGCTGATTTTCTGCGCGGTATCGTCTGCGGCGGTCTGGTACTTTTTCAGCGCATTTTCCGCAGAAATGACCTCACGCTCCAGCGCCCGCATCTGTTCTTCGGACACTTCTCCGCGCTTGAAAGCTTCTGCCGCCTGCTCCTGTGCCGTTTTCAGCAGAGCGAGCTTGTCGGCAGTCTGTGTGATCTGGTCGGAAAGAACCTTCTGCTTCTGTGCCAGCAGTTCTGGATTCGCGCTGTCAAACTGCAACAGCTTGTCAATCTGCCGGAGCTCGCCGGACAGCGCACGCGACTGCTTGTCGGCGCTGTCAAGCGCCTGACCGAGCTTTGTGGTATCACCGCTGATTTCGACGGTCAATCCCTTTATCACTTTATTCGCCATCCGGTTCACTCCTTCCGAATTTCGCCCTCAGTTTGCCGCGCTCCGGCTCTGTCTGCTCACAGCGCCACGCATTTTTCAGATATTCCTGCCCCGCTTCTGTACGGTTCAGCGTATAGATAAATGCATCGCGGCGGTACGTCAGATACTCGATCAGCGGTAAATTATACACATCCATGATGGATATACCGCAGTAATCCGCAACTAATTTTTCCCACTCCGTTTCGCGCCGGTATTGATGCCCTTCCTCCCCGTTGTCTTCGGGGTAGTAGGGCAGTTTCAGTTTTTTGCACTGGTAATTGACTGCACAAACGCGATATATTTCTCACGGAATGCAAGGATATGCTGCCATTTCAGGTGGTATTTGATGTTCAGGTCTTTGCCCGTCAGCGTTTTGCCTTCCTCGTTCATGCTCATCATCTCGGCAAAGATATCATACACCTTGTGCATGGTTTCCTTGTCGGACTTGCCGTACAGGCTTTTCGCCTCCGCCTCCATTGCGCGGAGGCGGTTCAGCTTCCCCTCTGTTGGCGGCATAACGTGGATAACGTCGCCGTTTTCAAAGGTCAGTTTCAGCGAGGGAAGCTGTACTGACCGGAAGTCAAGTTCCAACATGTTTCACGCTCCTTTACGTTGATGTGATCGTCACCTCGCAGGCGGCGCTGTAGGTGATGCCTGCATAGACGATCGACGCGGTAACGGTCGCAACGCCAGTGCCGACTGCGCGGATATGGCATTCTGTGGTATGGCCGCCGCCCAGCACGATCTTATCCGCGGAACCGGTACTTGCCGTCCACTGCACCTTTGTGCCGCAGATTGCTGCGACCGATGCCGGTGTGATCGTGACCTCCAGATCATCCTCGCCGCCGACTGCCAGCGAGACCGTGCTGTCTGCCATTGTGATGGTCGGTGTGATGTCCGTGACCTGCTCGATGTACTCGATCAGCGTGCCGTCGCTGTCGTGAGGCATTGCGGTAAACTCCGGTTCGATCTGCGTGCCTGCGCCGGTACTCCACGCCAGAGACAGGCCCGCAGTATTGCGCCCGACAAGCAGCACCCAGATATCGCCGTCCTTCTGGTCGGTGTGGTGGAAGCACAGCACGTAATTTTTGTCCTGTGCATTGCCTTTGCCACCGATCTTGGTTGTGCGGATGCCGTCCGCCTCGGAGGTTGTGCCGCGGTCGATCAGCTTGGTAAGCACCTCGCCGTTCCACGTAATCAGACCGAGCTTGAATTTTGCTTCCTCATCGGTCGTGATGATCTTGCGGACATAGCCGAGATCGTCCTTTTCTTCGTAGGTAGTCTCGGTGTAGCTGAGTGTTGCACCGCCCTTGATGTAGCCCAGCCGGTACTGCTCGACGCAGATGTCCGCAGTTCCGGGCATGGGCTGATTTGCGTTGTACTCTTTCAGATAAATCTCGCCCGAACCGAGAATAATATCTTTACTCGTTCGCTTTGCCATTATGATTCACGCTCCTTTGTTGTAATCGAAAAATCATAGACAGTCTGATACCGCTGCTCGTCTTGCAGCCAGTATCTGTCCTGCTTGTTATACTGGATTCCGGCGGCTGATAACGCCGTTTCCACCGCCTGCTCCGATGCATCGTCCGGCGCAGGTGCATACAGCTCGACGCTGTAATTATGCGTATAGATGCCGGGTGCGCAGTTATCGCCGCCGTCTGTTTCGATATCGTCAATCCAGACGGCGTATGTTCCCGCAGGCGGTTTCAGGAATCGGACGTGCCGGAATTTGATGCCTGTCTGCGTCAGCAGTTCCGTTATCATTTCTGCACCGCCTCCTCAATCGCTTTTTCGAGCTTCGGGAATACCTTGTCACACGCATTTTGCAGGAACGGTGAACCATTGACGCGGCTGCCGTCCCTTGCAAGGTGTCCGTGTGCCAGCAGATGCGTCAGGCGGTAATCTGCGCCTTTGACGTGCCAGATGCAGCGCGGCGTGCTTCTGCCGGTATCCTGCCGGATGTATGTGATGCTGTTCCGGAAATGCCGTCTGCGCTTTGCGTTTTCGCCGTGATGTGCATACGGTGCGGTACGCTTTGTCTCTGCGACAAGCTCCTGTGCTGCTTCCTCGACCAGTGCGCCGAGAGAATCATCAACATCTGCCTTGTAGATTTCCAGCAGATCGTGCAGTTCCGCGGTCAGATCAATCATAGCGTTCACCCACGATTCTGACAATGCGGTGCCGTTCCTGATAATCGTCATAGTCAATGACCTGATACTGCTCGCCGTTGTAGAGGATGCGGAACAGTGTCGGTGCATCGCGTATCTGCCCGATGCCCGGAAAATACTTCACCTTGAATTGCAGCCGTGCATGGAACTGGTCAGCACGGGCGGCGAAATTCTCCGTGCCGCCCGCCTTGTTGACCTCCGCGTGAAGATGCTGCACCGTTTCCCACAGCTCTGAATCTTCATTCTGCTTCTGAATGTCGATCGGCTTGTCGAACACAGTGCGTGCATCTTCGATGTCAGCCGGTGTGTTCCGTTTCATCCTGCATCGCCTCCGTCTGGTACTTTGCACGCAGCATAATCAGGTCATGCCGGTAATTTGTCTCAAAATCCTCCGGTACGTTGAACCACACATACCGGCAGAGGTCAAGCAGAAGCTGCTGTTCCGCCGTGCCGTCCGCAAAATCAAGGTCAGACTTGCCCGCATATGCACGGATTTTCGCCTGTGCGCGGGCAAGAATGCCTTCGAGTTTCGCATTTGTATGCGGATCGTCCCATGTGATATCGAGATAGTTTTTCAGCGTGTCAATGAGTGCCACGGCGATCACTCCGTTTCGCAGGTCAGACCGGAGAGGTCAAAGCTCTGCACGGTGACTGCATCGCCCTTGTGCTGGACAATCACAAACTGCTGTGCGTCCTTGTCCGTGACCTTGAACACGCCGTTTTTGTCGCTGTCAAGCTCGACCAGACCGCTGCCCTGAGATGGATTCAGACCGACCTTGACGGTGCAGTTTTCAATGTCCGCGTCCGGGAATTTCAGGCACAGGAAGTTGCCCGCACCCCAGTCGTCCGCGATCGCGCCGGAAGCGATATATTTCAGCGTGCCGGTGATTGCACCGTTCGCAGCGGTGATGCCGGACTGCATCGTGCTGACTTTGCGGCCGAAGATTGTGGTGTTACCGTTCTCGGCTTCGACGGTAACACCTGTTAAGGGTTTACCGTTTTTACCGAGGGGATCACCGGCACAAGATTGCTGATATCCAGATACAGGAATGCATTGATATCATACGGTCTGCCCATGCCGTAGAACTTAATCTTGTAGGTGCGGAGATCTTCGAGGAACTTGTACTCATCAGAGTATTCGAGCTTGCCGCCCTTGCCCGTGCCGACACCCATGAAATACTTCTTTGCGATGCCGAGCACCGCATGACCGGACGGCACGCCGACAGACTGCACGATATCGGTCGGGAACGGCAGCACACCGCCGACATAGGTTCCGAGCGGCGTGAGAACCGTGGTAGCGGGCATGATCTTCGTGAAATAATCCGTCGGATTGACAATCAGCAGGGCGCGGCTGACTGCACGCTGCTTGCCGGTGTTGCCGTCCGTTGCGAGTGTGGAGAGCAGAGTGCCGTAGGTGGTCGGATCAAGCGTCACAACGGACGTTGCAGACTTGCGGGCGTAACCGGAGCTCGGATCAAGCGCACCCGTAAATGCTCTGGTCATGCCGATCGGTGTTTTCAGACCGTTGCCGTCCACCATGCCGGTTTCCAGTCCTGCGGAAAGCGAATCCGCAAGAACCGCACGCACATAGCGGTCAACCCATGCCGGGCCGAGTGCAAGCATGTCCTGCGTGGTGAACATGAATGCGGTCAGCTTGCGCTGTGTCATATCGACAATCTGAATTGCACCAGCGAGGTCTTTGGTGATTGCTTCGTTCAGCTCACCCCATGCAGCCGCCTGTGCGCCCTGCGCATTCAGCACCCACTTGATCGCCGCGCCGGTGTTCACAAAGTCGATGAGATCAAGCAGCGGATATGCGGCTTTCATATCCTCCATTACGCTGTCAATGACCGTCTGCGGCAGATCGCCGGTGATGTTGGTAATCACCGTCTGCGCGTCCTGACGGGCGTTTGCGATGAAAGATTCGTAGAACTTGGTTTCTTCGCCGGTGAGCTGACGGATGCCGCGTGCCGCAAGGATACTGCGGTCTGCCGCGTCGATCATGCCGGATGCCTCCTGCATCACCGTTTCGGATACAAACTGCATCCAGCCGTCCATTGCCGTGCCGATCTGTGCTTCATCACCGGCGCGGACTGCCTCCGCAAGCGCGTTCCGCAGCTTGTCCTTTTCCTGTTTGAGTTTATCCAGATTTTTCATGTGTTCAGCCTCCTTAGCCGAAATATTTGTTGATTGCCGCAATCGCTGCATCTACCCGCGCTTTCCGCTGTGCAAATTCCTGCATTGCGAGCTGTTCCGCAAGCTGTTCTTTCTGCGTGTCGGGCTTCGGTGCATCATCGGCGAATGCATCCGCAAAACCGTATGCAATGCACTGTTCTGCGGTCAGATAGGTTTCCGCATCCAGCAGCTCGGTCAATTTTTCCTCGGTGATTTTGCCGCCGGATTTGTCAAGATATGCCTGACGGCTCGCCTGATTGATGATGTCTAAATCATCCGCCGCCTTGCGCAGTTCTGCGGCATTGCCCATTACAATTGTCCATGCGTTGTGAATCATCATGACAGTGTTTTTCGGCATAATGACCGTATCGCCTGCCATTGCAATGACCGATGCGATACTGCACGCAAAGCCGTCGATATAGACGGTCTTTTTCGCGGCGTGCCGTTTGAGCTGATTGTAAATCGCAATGCCCTCCATCACAGAGCCGCCGAGCGAATTGATGTAGATTTTGATTTCCTTTGCGTTCGGGTGCTGTGCGAGCGCATCGCGGAAATGCTTTGCGGATGTCTCGGATTCCTTCCACCAGCTATCCGATTCAACGGTGCTGTAAATATACAGCTCCAGCGTATCACCGGCCTGTTTCAGTTCCCAGAACTGATTATTCATCGCTTTCACCTCCCTCTGCGTAGTTCTTTGTGATAAATCGCTTGTCTGCGGTTTCGTCATCGCTGTCCGGCAGACCGTAGGCGTGACGGATTTCGTTTTGTGTCCACCCTGCGCCGAACAGCTTGTCTGTTCCGGATGCATCGCGGATCAGATCGTGATGCAGGATGCAGGACGTATCCACAACGATTCTGCAACCGCGCAAAATATCCTGTGTGCTGTAAATTTTGCTGGTCAGCTCCGCAGAAATCATTTGTGCAAGCGGTTTGATGCAGTTGGTCAGCATTGCCGCCTGTGCCTGCTCGATTCCGGCAGCATCGCCGCGCACATACGAGGGCGGAATCCCGAACAACTGCGCTGCACGGCTGATTGCTTCGTCCGTAAGCGTCTTGACTGCGCTCAGGTCGTTGGTATAGGTTCCGGAGCGCCCCGTGCCGGTGTTCTGCGCGGTGTACTCATAGCCGTCAAACAGCGGAAGCACGGCGTTTTTTCCCTCAAAATAGCCCTTGAAATACTCGTTCATCAGCTTATTGAACTGCTTTTCAAAGTCCTTCTGTCCCTGTGCAACTGCCGATATTTTCAGGATACCGCGCTCACCGTCTGCCTTTTGAAACCGGTCTGCGGCGGAATCTATCAGTTTTTCGTACATCGACATGATGCCGCGCATCCAGATCGCCCTTGCATTGACCGGTGATGTCAGCCAGATCACCTCGCCGACCGGATACGTGCCGGGAAATGTTGTGTCCGAGCGTTTGATTTGCTCGAACGTGTCACCGAATGCGCTTTCATTCCGCGTAAAGCTCTCTGCAATCAGACGCTGATGGTCTGCGGTCTGGATGCACAGCACCTCGCCGGACATCAGGAGCCGCGAAATCAGCTCCGCCTTCCAGACTGCCGCGTTCTGGTTATTGTTCGGGCGGACATTGAACGCCGCCCATTCTGCGCCGCGTGTTTCCTTGCCGTTCTGATACGTGCGGAATTCGCAGCCGGACAGCAGATTCGCAATCAGATGCACAACCGTGAACAGCGCGTAGGCATCGAGCGCTGCGTGTTCCTTTGATTCTGCGCGGTAGCTGTCCAGATGGTACACGCCGCTCTCCGGCGGACGGAACAGCCGCCCCAGCCAGTCAATAATTTTCATGATTTCACCCCTTAACCGTATGTGAATACACCGATTTCCGGCGCGGTAACTTCTTCTGTTGCCGCATAATTGTCCAGCACGTCCGACACGATCTCTGCGGCAACAAACGCTTTGAACGTGTCTGTCTTGCGGGATTTCGGCTCGATTTTGCCGTATGTGATATTGCCGGACGAGGATGTCACCGTTTTCGCATTGTTGCACATCCAGCGCATGACCGGATTGTCACCCCACACAAAACGCTGATTCACAAATCCGCTTGTAATCAGTGGAATCCGGCGCATTTCGTCACGCGGACGCACAAGGAAGACATTGCCGTATTCCTTGTCGGCACTGAAATTGATATCCAGCAGCGCGTTTTTGAGCAGCGCATAGCGGTAATCATCAATGCCCGCTGTAATAATCATGGCATTGCGCTTTGCGGCTTCATTTGCAAGCCAGATGCATGGCAGTTCCGGCGGGATTTCCGCAGCATCGACAAATGTCAGCAGTCCCTTTGCTTCCCATTCCCGCAAAGGTGCTTTGATGCGCTGTAAATCCGGACATTTCGTGCATACCCATGTATGCGAAATCCAGATATCCCGATCGCCGACGCGCCACAAAAGCCCCGCACCGAGAAAGTCTGTTGTTTTCATGTAGTCGATTCCGGCGACGCACGGTCTGCCGATGAGTTGTGATTCTGGTATCGGCTGATTGGTCGCAAGAATATTTTCCCATGATGTCACGGCATTCTCGGTGATCTTCGGCGGACGGTTCATGCGCTTTTTGATAAATGCCGTATTTGCCGCCGGATTCTGCTTGTATTTTGCATATTCCAACCGCAGCTGTGCCATCAAGTCCGGCAGATATCGCAGCGACGGGTTTGCTTTATGCCACATCCACTCGTCATGCACTTCATCGTCAGAATCCAGCGCACAGAAAAAATACAGCGTGCCGCAGTCAGGCTCATCACCGTCAAGAACCGCTTTGCCTGCGTCAATCAGATCGTCAAGAGGGCCGCCGCGAATGTCTCCGTCTGTGGTGGTGATCGTCTGACGGCCGTATCGCCGCTTTCCAAGTCCGGTTGTGGCAACGGTAATCAGGCTGTAATTTTCATAAGCGTGGTATTCGTCAAAATCAACCTTGCCGGGGCGTGCGCCGTCTTTCGTCTTTGCGTTCGATGTCCGGAAATGAAATTCGGAATTGGTGTCGAGACAGGTAATCTGTTCGAGCGTCCAGCGGAAATGCTTTTTCATTTTCGCTTCATTCGCTTCGAGGACATTGTACACATCCTTCCACGATTGCTTTGCTTGATCTTCCGACGTAGCGAAAATGTCGATGTTGTATTCCTGCACGCCGTTCGTTTTCGTCAGCAGGCAGAAATCCTCAAATCCCAGATATCCGTTTTTTCCGCTGCCGCGTCCGACATAGATTACGGCAACCGGAAAGCGGAGCGTCCCGTCCGCTCGGTACACGCAGTTATGCAGTGCGAACACAAACAGTTCCCACGGAAACAGGTCAAACGGGAAATATTTCTGATACGAAAGATACGCCGCAAGCTGTTCCGTGTTTATGGTCAGATTTTCAGCCGCAAACACACGCTCCACAAAGTCACACAGTTGCAGCTGATACTTGCAGACCGGATAGTCTCCGGAGCGCACAAGCCGGATGTAATCATCAATTTCTTTACAGTTCGTCATCATCGACCGCCGCTTTCACGGTTTCGATAGAGAGGCCGAGCTGTCGCAGGATTGTGAGCATCGACTTGTTTGTGTCACGCAGTTCCTTGATGGACGGATTGCACTTTGTGATTTTCTGTCCGGCACTTCCGGTCTCCTGCACGATCGTGCCGCGCTTCCGGATGTCCGTTTTCAGCTTTTCGCAGATGCGGTACATCGCCATATAGTCACCGATCAGCGCACGGAATGCGTCAATGTCAGCGGCGTTCGTGCGGAGCTGTTCCAGCAG